GGTAAAGCTTTATGTGTATGAGAACAGCAAGTGTACAGGCAACATTGGTGAAGAAAAGGAAGTCAACTATACAGGACTTAAGTCTTGGAGCATTGTTGATGGTGATGATGCAGCAGCTATTGAAGTTGAAACCGATGGAAGCTGCATTGATGAAAATCATGAGTACTTGGTACTGAACTTCATCGATGGTACGACAGCAACATTCAGAAATTCTTACGTTGATATGTTCATCATATAAAATTAAGGGTGTACAAGCTACACCCTATATGGTATAATAAAATCACAAACAAATAAATGTCTAGGAGGACAAATCATGAAAATCGTTAAAAATATTTCTATTGCTAATATCCGTAAGTTTGAAAGCTTTGTTAGAAGAGAAGACCTTGACTTCTCCGATGATGGTAACCACTTCAAAGGTTTTTCTTACAAAGGAATGCCTATCACAACGTTAAGAACAGATAATACTACTTATCTTAGTATTCATGTTGATTATCTTAAGAATGAGTTCACTTACAAAGAGTGGATGCAAACTCAAGAGTATGAGCTATGTGGAAAGTTCAATGGTGTTTCTGACTTTGACATTGATGAATTAGTTGAAAACATTGAAACTATTCTTGCTAAAGTATCTGAAATGAATGAAGCAGCAATGAATGAAGAAATTGATATGGCTAAAGCTAAAGCCACTCTTGCAGATGAAATTGAGTATGCTGAACAGGTTGTTGAAAATTTCAAAAGCAGCTTCAAGTGGTATGAATCCAATGAGCATAAGATTGAGTGTCTTATTGATTATCTTAAGTCTGAAGAACAAAAAATCAAAAGAGCAAAGGAAATTAACCTTGATACAATATCAAAAAAGCAGAAGAGAGAAATTGCTGAGAGACTCACTAATTATGGTTATGTTATGATTGATGCAGATGACTTTTATCTTTGTGAAATGTCTAATGCGATTACAAGCTGCTAATATAAATAAAGAAAAAATGAAAAATACATTCAAAGATTTAGCAGCATACATCAAACTATATGATGGATTCGGAAAACCAAAGTTAAACTTTCAAGATTTATATAAGTTGTTTCCGCAGTTTACATTTACAGCAACAAAAGAATTTGGAAGTTATACAAACTTTGGAGAAGCCTTCGAAGCAAAGAATTTCAACATGATAGTTTCAGATGGAAAAGATGAATGTTTAATGATTTATAGAGAATATGGTGATGCGAATGAAAATCTTGCATATATTTCATAAATAAAAGAACTGCACATTCTGAATAATAAACGTGCAAAGCTAAAGATTAGCGCTCAAGTAGAAATGCTTGGGCCTTTTCTATTTTAATAAGAAAGGAGAAAGCAAACCAATGGCAAAAGAAAAGAATGCCAGCATTGTAGACGAATGGCTTGACGAAGATAATCTAGAGCTATTGGAATGCTGGGCAAGAGACGGGTATACTCTAGCTGATATTGCTGACAGAATAGGTATTCACAGAGCAACATTGGACCATTGGAGGAAAACATATCCGGAGATTGCGGTAGCTCTAAAGAGAGGCCGTGAGATTATTGACTATAAGGTCGAAAACGCATTACTCAAATCTGCATTGGGGTATAAAACAAAAGAAGTAAAAGTAACTACATTAATGAGGTTTGGAAAAGTAATAGAGACTACTAAAGAGGTAACGCATAAAGAGCAAGCGCCAAATGTGTCAGCAATCAATATGTGGTTGTGCAATAGATTACCAGATAAATGGAAAAAGAACAGAGACCAGATTATTAACTTAGATGATGAAGATACTTCAATCCAAGTAACAGTAACAAGAGCTAATTCAGCTAACATTGAAGGTGTAAAACGACAACCTAAAACTACTAACCAAGAAGATGAAATAGATGAAGAATGGCAAGATGAGATGAATACTTCAATTGAAATATCGAGAAGGAATCAAGAAGAAGCAACTAATACTAATAAAAATACATCTTCTAAGGATAGTAATAAGAACAGAAAAACTAGCTCCCAAGAGAATGAGCCTAAAAGCAGCTTAGATGAGTGGCCAGATGACTGGGAGGATGATGACCTATAAAGATAGTAAAACAGGTTGCACCAGCATTTGAAGACTTTTTATTCGATTGGGACTACGAACAGTACTTATTAATTGGTGGCTATGGTAGTGGTAAGTCATATCAGGTAGCATTCAAAATCATACTTAAGCTGCTAGAGGAAAAGCGTACAGCACTAGTTATTAGAGAGGTATATGAGACTATTCATGATAGCTGTTACAGCCTTATATATGAGATACTAGATGATATGAATCTGCTAACTGAAGACGTATCAGTATATCGAAAGAAACATAATAAGGTATTAGCAAGGAAGGCACCACTCAATTTCAGATTCCCTAATGGGAGTAAGATTATATTCAAAGGTATGGATAAGCCAGAGAAGATTAAATCTATTAATGGTGTGTCAATCGTATGGTTTGAAGAGTGTAGTGAGATTAAGTATGCAGGCTATAAAGAAGTATTAGGACGTATCAGAATGCCAGACGTATCAATGCACTTTATCTTAAGTTGTAATCCAGTAGGCAGAGACAATTGGGTGTATAAACACTTCTTTGTAAAGCTAGATGACAACGGCTTAGAGAGCGTTATATTAGATGAAGACAAGTTCTATGAGAAACATACAATAATCGTTAATGGTACATATTATCACCATAGCACACCGGACGACAATCCATGGTTGCCCAAATCATATCTAAAAAGACTAGATGATTTACGCCATTATGATTATCCATTATATATAGTAGCAAGGTGGGGTAGATTCGGTGCAACCGGCACAAGAGTTCTTCCTCAATTTGTGGTTGCACAGAATGCAAGTAAGTTTAAAGAGATGATTGCACGACTTGGACCTGAAGCTAACTTCTTTGGTATGGACTTCGGATTTGAGGAAAGCTATAATGCAGTTATATCTATGGCAGTTGACCTTGAACGAAGTGTGCTATATATTTATGACGAGATATATATGAACAAAGTAACCGATGATGTGTTTGCTAACCAGCCTGAAATGCAACGATTAAGACGAAAGATAAATGACCTAAATAATTCAGGTATATCAAAAACGATTGTAGCAGATAATGAGGACCCTAAAGCAATAAGTTATTATAGACAAAATGGATTCAGGATTAGAAGTTGCAGAAACAAGTTTGCAGGTAGTAGATTATCTAATACAAGAAAAGTGAAGAGGTTTAAGAAAATCATAGTAAGCCCTAAGTGTAAGAATACAATCAGAGAATTAAAGGACTTGACATATAAGAAGGATTCAAAAGGCAATGTGATATATGACCAATTCAATATCGACCCTCATAGTTTCTCAGCTATATGGTATGGATTGGACACAGTCACAGTAGCAGATGTTAAGGTGAAAGACTTCAATAGTAAGAAAGGAGAAAAGGAATATGATGAGCAATAAATTGAGAATGAGGCATTTGTCAATGAAAGGAGGAAAAGACAATGAGTAAGATTAATTGGTTGGTACGTATTAAGAACAAGGCTTTTTGGATTGCATTGATTCCGGCTTTGTTGCTACTGATTCAAGTTATTGCTGCAGTGTTTGGCTATACGCTGGACCTTGATGAACTTGGCAGTCAGTTGTTGGCAGTTGTAAATGCATTGTTCGTGGTTCTTTCTATTCTTGGTATTGTAGCGGACCCTACCACTGCAGGTGCAACTGATAGTAAGCAAGCACTTACATATGATGAACCAAAAGAGGACTAAATCATGGTAAAAAAAAAGGAGAAAAATGAAAATGAAGATAAATAAGTTACTTAAGAAATAGGAGGAAGAAAGATGGCAAGCGAAGCAGCAAAGGTTGTAGCGGCCGAAAACAGTGTTGAAGTCTTGACAGCTTTCAACCGTATTCCATATGCTTTAATAAATGCAGAGATTACAGGTGGAGCAAAAGATACACTGGATGAGCTTACTGAGATTATGAAGTATTATAAGGTGTATAAGAAAGGTGCAAGCTTTACAGTAGAGGGAACAAATGGGGATTATATTCCTGCCCAACTTAAGTATAAGATGGCTGCTTCGCTAATCAATAAGGAAGCTAGGTTCCTATTCGCTGCACCTCCCAATATTACGGTTGAAGCAAAAGGTGATGTAGGTAAAACTACGCAAGAAGCAAAGGATGCATTGACAACTCTCAATAATTTGGTTAAGACGATTCTTGATGCAAACAAATTCGAAGAAGCTTTAATTAAAGCAGCTAAAGATTGCTTCATTGGAAAGCGTGTTGCAGGTTTAGTAAACTTCAATGAGGAAGACGGTGTAACAGTAACATTCTTGCCGAGCACACAATTCATCTACGATACAAAGATTGGCAATTCAAATATCATTACGAAGTTTGTTTGTTTTATAATCGTAAAGGATAGCATTACTCTTAGTGAAAAGCGAATCTTTAAGAAGAAGTTTGTTCTTGAAGAAAATGGTAAGGTTTATCTTGAAGAGGTACTATATGATGGAGCCGGTGCACAGCTTGAGGTTATTACTGAATATCAGGAAACCCTGATGCCAATGATTCCGGTAAGTATATTCATTAATGATGGGTTAACAGGTGAAGAACAAGGTGAATCTGAAATTGATTTGCTGCAAGAATATGAGCAATGGTATTCCAAATTGTCCAATGCAGATATTGATGCAGAGAGAAAGAGCATGAACCCAACTAAGTATGTTGTTGATATGGAAGCTAACTCTACGAAGAAGCTATCCACTGCAGCAGGTGCTTTATGGGATTTGGGTTCAGATCAGAATCTTGATAAATCTAATCCAATGGTAGGATTGCTTGAGCCTGGTATGAATTACAGTGAAGCATTAAAGACTTCGCTGGATAGAGTTAAGACTGTAGGTTATGAACAAATCGATATGCCGAACATTACGTTAGAATCAATGCAAGGTGCAATTACATCAGGCAAGTCACTTAAAGCAATATATTGGCCTTTGATTGTAAGGTGTAAAGAAAAGATGAAAATGTGGGGGCCTCAACTAAGGAATATGGCGCACATCATAATTCAAGGGGCTATGGTTTATTCTGATACAATTTCACGATACACAAACGAAGATATTGTGCCGGTTGATTATGAGATTAAAGTCGAGCAAAATACACCACTGCCTGAAGATGAGCTTGAAGAAAAGAACATGGATATCTCTGAAGTAGAGTCAAAGGTGATGAGTAAGAAAGCATATATGAAGAAATGGCGTGGATTAACCGATGACGAAGTTCAGGAGGAACTTGAACAGATTGCATTAGAGCGCCAGATGATTGAGGACAGTTCTTTTAGTGGTGTTGCAGAAGATACACAGCCTTATACTGAGTGAAATGAGGTAGCCATATGTACAATATAACAATAACGTTTAATGTTAACGGACAAATTATATCACGCAACGAAAAGGATATGACGTTGCTTTCGGACAGCATTGACTTAATCAAAGCAAGGTTTAATTTCTCTCCTGAGTGGCAAGGATATACTAAAACGGCAATTTTTAAGAGCAGTACGAAAAGGCCATATAGCAAGATATTAGTTGATGATGCGTGCATGGTACCTCCAGAAGCTATTAAAAAATCTAAATATATGAGTGTATCAGTTTTTGGTGTATCAGGTACGCAGCTAATAACAGCTACGGATCAGATTGTGCCATTAACACCGTCAGGATATACAGATGATTCCATTATATCTCCTGCCCCTACAGAAAATATATATCAGCAAATTGTAACACTAATGCAAAGGCAAGCGGTTGATGCGGTACGCGCGGAAACGGCACAAGAAGAAGCAGAGCAAGCCGAACGGACCGCCAAAAGCCACGTCGAGCAGACCGGCGAAGACAGAATCGCAACCGGGGAAGATAGAGTAGCAACAGGAACAGACCGCTTGGCGGTTAATACGGCACTGACCGGGTTCGCCGAAACGACATTGCCAAACGCGATACAAGCCGTTGAGGACAAAGCCGATACCGAAATAGTCCATATCGGGCAGGCCGGCGATACACAGGTACAGGCAGTAAATGCGGCAGGGGCAGAGCGGATAGCGGCGGCGACGGAACAGGTAGACCGAGTTATAGATGAAGCTAGAGATGTTAAAGTTGCATTAGATGGTAGTGTGGATGAAGCAAGTGCAATAAACGAAACACTTTCAAACCCGACAACAGGCACTATAAAACAAGCAAGCGATAAGAACACAGAATTGGAAGGTACAATATTAGAAGCTGAAACCGTTAAAAGTGATTTAAATGACCCATTAACAGGGGCTATCACATTGGCTAGAGAAGTTGAAGATGATTTAACAAACCCTACAACCGGGGCTATTAAGAAAGCAGAGGATGCCGGAGGTGATATTGAGCAGGCTATAATTGACAACGAGATTGTAACACAGACGGAATTTATTGCGCATAAGGAAGATTATACTTCACAAATACAACAAGACCAATTAAAAGTAGCAAAGGTAGAAAAAGATATAAATGATTATAAATCTACTATTGCAAGTGTAAATGTTAATCAAGAAGCCAAACAAAAGGTAACGGGATATGGAACAATATCACTTCCAAAGGCTACTGCTAATGGGCAAGTTAGTGTGAGTGTGAAGGGGAATACATTAAACCAACTTTTAGATAATGGGATTAATTTTGAAAAGTGGGTTAATGTTTCTCTAGCATCGTTTGATGTTAATGGTGTTACATACACGTCCAATGGCGATACTGGTACAAATTTTGGTGCAAAGATACAAGGCAACTTAAAAGCAAATACACAATACACTATGGTAACATATGTTGAAATTAACGAAGCAACTAATAACAACCAATTGGCAATCATCGGTGGGGTGGGTCGAGTGGTTGACGCTAATCTAATGAATATTCGTTGTCATGTAGGAGTAAATAAGTATGTATTCACTACAAAATCAGATTGTGTAATAACCGACGCACTTCAATTGTATTATTCAGCAGTATATTTCACATTAGGGGAAAAACTAAAATTAAAGGTTGCGATTTTTGAAGGTGACCAAACAACTGATCCAGTAGTAAATCAATATTTATCATATGGTACTAAATCTACAATTAGTGCTAGTAGGTTAAAGAGTGTTGGGAAGAATTTAATTTATTCAGTTTTAAAAGCAGTGAACATAGGTTCGTCAGTAAGTAATATAGATGATAATAGTTTTAAAATTACCAATTCGAGTTATCAAGGTAAAAAATGGATTTTAAAAGTTATACCTAATACTATATATTATTTTAAAGCTAAACAAAAGGAATATACTAATAGTGGTGTATATTTTATGGTAAAAGATAATAAGACTAACACTGAGATATTTATGAGAAATGCTGATGCATTGTCAAACCTTGAATATACAGTAGATATACCTGTTACAACATCCGAAATCTCTTTGGAGTTACGAACGGGTATCACTGCAACAAATAAGACTTTCTATGACATTGTATTTTCAGTAGATAACGCCCCATACGAACCATACATTGAAAGCATAGCATACCTACCAAACGTAGGAGAATTAAGAAGTTTACCAAATGGCACTAAAGATGAAATTATGGTTAGCGAAAATAAGCTAATAAAAAGAATAAGCGAAAAAACTAATGTAGCAAGTGGTGCAGTAATTAATTATGCCGACATGGCAGATAACGGAACATATTACGCACGGAACGATGACGGCGAAACCGAAACAGGGGTAAAAGGTGATACTCTAGGAATTGATGCAACAGAGCTAACTTATCAGTTAGCAGAGCCTATTATCACACTGATAAATGTCAGCGGAAACCTTATAAGCTATCCAAGTGGTACAGTATGTGTAGAAAATGTAGTAGCAGATGCAGGAACATACACCACCAAATTTGACATAAAGGAATTACAATTACCAATTAAATCAATAGATAAATTAATTAAATATAATTTTACAACTGGCGTACAAACTGTATTAGATACAAGTTTAGCAGTGATAAATGAAGACAACAAATCATTCACACATCCAAATTTAACAGATAAAGATATGGTATTTGTAGATTATTATTATGATGTGGAAAGCACACTAGGAGAAACCACAATAGAATATCTTGATAGTAGACACACAATTAAAGATACTACTAATAATAAGTTTTACAGTTGGAAGATTAAATCTACAAATGGTGTACCAACAGTAGAATTAACGGAGGTGCTATGATGGAACAATATTTACAAGTGTTAAGGGAAAGAGAAGATGTATCAGAGGAAGTAATAGTAGAACTAGAAGAAAG